TCTCCAGAAGTTTCAGTGGATGTACCGTGCTAAGATCCACTGGTCTGTCCGTGGCAAGCACTACGAGTGCAGCCTGGCGACCGCCGCTGCGGAGCTGTCTGTCGGCCCGGGAGAGGACACTCAGTGAAAAAAAAGATGTATTTGCGATACAGTTAGTATGCCTGTAAACTATACTATCTTGAATGTGTCAATAAACCACTGTGCGTTGCCCCTTTTGAATCTTCTGATCATAGGCTCTATGTCTTTCTCATTGAATCCGGCTTCCTCTATCTTGTAGTTGGAAGTGACTATGATAGTTTTGGGGTTCATTCTCTTGAGTGACCCCCCCTTGTACTCAGCTGAGAAGCTGTAGTGGTCAGCCCAGTTCTTGAGACTGTACTTGTCCTGCCACTCGGGGCTAAAGTCATCTATCAGGACATAGTTCTCTCCCTCATAGTGGTCCCACCACTTGTTCTGGCCCTTCAGATACAAATCTTTATCTGGTATCTTGTCTCTGACAGCTCTGGTCTTGCCTGAGCCTGTCTCTCCGTGGATCCAATAGTTCTCAAGTGAGTCATGGCTTGGTTTAGCTCCTTGAACTATTGCTTGCATCCTTATCTTGTCCAGGTTCTTCTGGTACCTCAGGTAGTGCCCAGGATGCTCAGCTTTGATCCAGTCAAAGTCTCCTTTCTCAGCTGCTGCTATGACTTCCTTCATAGTTTCTTTGCTTGCAGCTGTGCCTTTCTTATTCCGCTCTGTGTTAGTGAGCGGTCTCTCCCCCCACTCATGTAGCTTGGTGGGGTCAGCAGTTGCCTCTTTGCCTGTGTACAACAGGTTCTGCTCTATGGTGCCCTTCATCCTCTCCCAGTGGCAATCTTTTGCCCACTCTCCCAGGGTGGTTCCATCATGTATGTGCTCAAATGAGCTCTTCTTATTTTTAATTAGAACCACTACGCCTTGTAGGTGGGGAGTCCCCTCATCTCCCACCTCTTCTCCATACCTCAGCCAACTCATCTTGATCTTATTGAAACGCGGCATAGCTTTCTCCTGGTAGTTGTTCAGTGTGAACACCCAGTTGGTGTACCTAGGGGCTCTCCTCTGCCCCTCTGCCTTGTAGTCTCTCTTGGCTTTCTTCTTAGGGACTACATCTAAGTTGGCTCTGGGCGGTGAAGCCGCCCTTTTCTGCCTCTCAACTGCAGGCACATCTATGCCTGCCAAAACACGTATCCTATCAACATACGCTTCTTCATCCTCAGACACCGCTTCAGGCGAATCATTAATGAACGCACGGTCTGAGTCGTCTTCCTCTCTGATAATCTCTTCTGATTCTGAGTCTGAACATGCCGCCTCCGCCGCGATGAATCCGCCGCGCATATTCAGTCCGCTCCGTCGGTCCTCTGGCCGATCACTAGTATTACCTGATCGGCCTTAGGGACCGGGTGACCGGTCCCCCTTATCTCTAACCGTGACGAAATAGCTCCAACGGACAAGCCGCCGCTCGCCCGGCGCCTTATCAGTGAGTCACCAACCGCCATTCATGTCGGATCGGCCACACCACCGCAAGCGACACTATATCTCAGACTTCTATCAGCCTATCAAGCGTTTTGCTGCTGGCCGTGCCAACTACGTGGGCCACGCCCAACACGTACAAGGTCTCGGCCTTAATATGGTTGGCAAGCTAACCAAGCCCCGCCGCACTGGCAACTACTTCAAGCACACCAAGGGCGGCTCCACCCGCTTCAAGAGGGGTGGATTCAAGCGGAAGCGGGCCCCACGTGGCAGGAACTTCCGGGCCAAGCGTGGCGCCCGGAGGAAGACGACCTGGAAGGCCAGGGCGGCCAAGAGGAGGGGAGGTGCTACCCCATCCTCCACAGTTCATGGAGTCACCATGATGGCAGGGGCTCATCTCCTTCAAATGTTTAAGGTTGAGTGGTTCCACACCGCCACTGACGGTACAGTCACCCTGGAGCATGTCTATACAGACCGCACTGGTCTGGTGATTGACCCCACCCTGCATGACATCCCCGTCGGCCAGTGGACCATCATGAAGATCGGGACCTACGAGCAGGTGGTGGACCTGGTGCAGCGGAAGCAGCTGTACAAGGAGTTCAAGATAAACAAGATTGACTGGATGCTCTACAAGGATGACCTGGCCAATTCTGCCTCCGGCTCCCAGTCTGCGGTCTCCTACTACGCCGCCTGGGACAAGCGGCACTCCAAGCTCTTCCGGAACCCCGAGATGAACTGCATGCCGGACCCGCCCCTGACCACCACTGACCCTGCATTAGTGGTGAAGTACCAGGCCTTCATCATGCAGCAGCCTGGTGTCATGATCCCTACCATCAACGGCCAAAGCAAGTCCCTCTCCTGCCCTGCCAACTGTGTGACCCGTCGGGTCCTCTACGCGGAGGGCAGTACCAACCCGGGTGCCTCTACGGAGGTTCCCATCACCGTCATGACCAAGTTCCCCTGGATCAACCTGGAGCGGGACCTGGCTGTCATGCCCCAAGTCGGAGAGTGCACTGCCTTTGTGCCAATGGTGGTCATCCGGTTGAACTCCAACACCAACCTGCCCCTGGCCTCCGCCGTGACCCTTGTCGCTCCCGCCTGGAAGGTCTACTTCCTGGAGGTTCTCCAGAAGTTTCAGTGGATGTACCGTGCTAAGATCCACTGGTCTGTCCGTGGCAAGCACTACGAGTGCAGCCTGGCGACCGCCGCTGCG